AGTTTAAACATATCTTTGAGCGGGTTGCTCATGTCAGATTCCTCTAGGTTAGATTGAGCAACAATTGCTAGATAGTCGTAAAATTCTTCCAACTTCATAATACCATCGATAAGACCGAGAGATAGGGCTTCATCTGCCATAAATACTCTTGCATCTGTATCAATGACTTGTTGCTTGGTCATTGGACGATAGTTGGATACATGATCAGTGAATACATCGTAGAGAGCATCAACATCTCGCTGAAGGTCACTCAACCACTCTTCACGGAAAGAGCCATCTTTCGCATAAGGGATTTTCCCTTCATTTGAAACGACAAATACTCTTTCGTACCCTTCTTTCTCAAGCGCCTTTTGATCTGACATTAAGCTGATCAAAACTCCTACGCTGCCAATTTTTGCATCCCATGTGGTAATGAATTCATCAGCGATGGCAGGAAGGGCATAAGCAGCAGAAGCGGCCATTCCCTCAGAGAAAGCAATAATCTTAATACCGTTTTCATCTGCAAGTTTACGAAGATAGTTAGCTGTATCAAACAGACCCCTAGCCTCCCCACCACCTGAGTCTGTCATCATTGCAACAGTCTTAGCACCACGCTCAACAAAGTATTCCATTTGTTCTTTGAGCATCTGACAGCTAGTGCCGCCACAGAGAGCTTCCCATCCACTTGTTTTGTAGGAAATCGGCCCTTCTACTTGCAAGATTCCAGTTTTAGTGTCATCATTGTAGAGGTAGAAATCTTCCTTCTTATACTTGTAATCTTCTTCATCATCTTCCATCATCTTAGGAAGAATCTCAGCATTACCTGCAATACGCTTATCAACATATTCCATGATGCTGTTAAAACTATTTTGTTCAATCAAATGTGGGGTGTTTACAAGAGACCCCTTGACTCTAACTAAAGAGTGAGCTGCCATGTAGGAGTCTCCTTATGAGTTTTCGCTGTTAGAAATAGAACTGTCACCAGAGCTTCCGTCACCAGAGCCATTGGAGTTGTTTAACCCGCTGACCATTCCCAAACCACTCTCCGATTGCATACCCTCATTCAAAGGATCAAGTAGCTTAGCAAGTTCTTCTGGTGTTAGGTTTTCATCAACTTGATAGTCAACACCTAAATCTCTTAGCACTTGGTTAATAACTTGAGGCACTACAGGAACAAGTCCAACTGCTTTTGTCCTCTGGTACGCTTTGCTCTTATTATCCAGAGTTTCAGTGTTGGGAAGCTCATAGTCCCAGAATGGAGTAGGTTCACTCAAGTCCCATCCGTTCTGCTCCCACAATGTCTTGATCAGTTGATGATTAAGCTGGTCTTTGATAACATCCAAACGAGCTTTAACAGCAAGGTTTAGGAAAGTCACTTTACTCTCAGCAAGAGAATAACTACCACCACCTGTGCCGCCAAGAGAAAGAACATCAGCAAACAAACCTACTTGAATCTCACGAGTGAGGCGTTCAATGATCTTTTCAATATCAAAAGACTTTTGACCTGAGATATTTTTAATCTCAAAATCAAACATCTTATTACCATCTTGGTCAACAAGCATTGGAAGAATGAAACCACTCTGCTTTGCTTGGTGAGCACGCTCCATCATCTTCTGATACATCTGAAAAGATTTTTTACGATCTTCATCAGCATCTTCAACAAGATATTCAGGAGGTAGGTAAAGAATCTTGAATGCGTTCGCATCTTGTGCTACGCTGATAATCTCAGATTCTTGGAATGCCTGTAGAAGCTTCCAAGCAGCCCATACGCTCGCCAAGGGGCTAGAACCGCATGGGGAGTCATTCTCAGGATTGTTCCTGAACAAAAGAAACTTCTTGCGAGGAATCTTTTGTAAACTAACCTGCTGTGTAGCCAAAGCTACGATAGCGTTCCAACCATCAGACTCAAAATCATTAGCTGGTGTAATAGCACGTTGATAGAAACCACCAATACGTCTACCATTGTCATACCAATACCAATGATCTACAGTTCCTTGACTACGTGGTTGTAGACCAGCTAAGCCAACCAAGCCATCGTTGTATTTACTACCGTATTGTTTGTTACGAAAGCGCATTACAATCTCAAGGATGGAGAATCCGTAGCGGTTAAAGCTAATAGCATTCTGAATCATCTCTTTCCAGCTATGATCCATATCACCCATCACTTGAGTGAGGTATTGAGCTTTCTTCTTAACTGTTTCGTCTTTCTCATAACCTTTAGGGATTCGTACCACCCACTCAGCTTCTACTGCCCTTCCTTCAACATAGTTTAGAGCAGGTGAAACAGCAGATGACATTGCCATCTTTTTGAATGTGTGGTATGCTTGCGGCCAACGCAGCTCAGATGCGCATTCGTCCCAAACATTACCACCAAGAGTTACAAGGCCAGTGAAGCCTGTTGCCCCGTAAACAATTGGTGGAACTTTCTCACTTCCCTTCTCAAGAGAGATAATTTGTTCTTCAGCCATTTTCTCTCCTTAGACGGAATAATTAATATCAAAGGCGCTCATTTTATAGCGCCTTATCAAATGGAGTTTTATTTGTTAGATTAACTGAGGTTAGTCCAGAAGACATTTTTGGAATGTTAGTTCTAGAGGCTAAGATTGCGATTGCGTCTGCACAGCAGTCCGGGATATCGTCATGAGACGCCTCTCCTGCCTTTCTTTTACCAGTAAAAGCCTCCAACTCCTTGTACACAAAGTTATTGTCAGACTGAATATTGTTCTCTAAGTCTGTACCGCAACCCTTGAGGAAGGTGATATGCCCATTCATAGCGAGCGAAGAAAAAGGTCGGAATCTATCCAATTTACTCCCAGAAGCTCTGAGTGTTCTTACTCTGTATCCACATTCGGATATTGCCCTGGTAAGTAAACCAGTTGCAAGCTTTGCACTAGCTCCTGGATCAAGCGGAATTACTATCTCAGTGTTGAATCCGTCCACACGCGCACAGGAAAGTATAAAGCTTTCCCATTCTCCGGGTAGAATTCTAGTCTTCAAAACTTCGTGTACGAAATAGTCACCGTTCTTAAGCTTGCTAATTTTTGCACAAGCTGTATAATCAGGTGATGGATTAGCTGATGATTTAAGAGTACCAGCAAAGTCATAGGCACGAACAGTCTTAACAATATCTGATTTAGGTGGCTCTTCATGAGCTTCCGAGCACCACTCTCTTTGGAAGAAACTACTCCCGGTTTCCCGAGCAGTCCAATCCCCTAAAAGAAGCCTACGCATCTCTACCTCAGGAAGAGCCTCAAGATCGCCAAGGTAATGGGGTTTTTCTTCCATTAGTGTAGGATTATCTTTTAAAGTACCAAGCAAAACTTGGAACTCAAGAGGTTTCACCTGTTTAGGGTGATTCATTGGAAGGTCTGGTTTACCGTATTTCAGGATAAGCTCTTCCGGTGTATCTCCCCACAACATCTCACCGCCAATACGTAGGATGTAACGACTGATTCCGTTTTTATCTGGGTCAGCAATGCCATACTGTGGATGACCTTCTGGATATAGCCACCACTTTACCCAATCAAACAAATAGCTATCGGGATCAGGGTTACAAGAAAGCCAGATACTTGGATTTGGATTACCACCGCCACGCAGACGTGAGATTAGCCACCAAATATGTGCCTCATTGGCGTGAGTTGCTTCGTCATAAAAGACATTTGACAACTGAAGGCCTTGATACTTCCTACCAGCAGCATCGTTCTCATAGTGAGAGAAACTTACTGAAGCTCCTGAAGGAAACACGATCATTTGATCTTTAATTTTAATTTTAATATCAGGGTAGACTTTTTCATAAAGTCCTATAGCCTCCTGAAAGAGACCGCCCGCTTTCATCAAATCATTACTGTGTTGACGAATGCAGTACCCATTGTATTTCGGCTCGTGCGCCCACCGAAGGTGGCGCATCAAACCTACATAAGATTTACTACTACCCATTTAATTTCAGAGTCGCTACACCCTCTCCACCTTTTCAGGTGTCATTGGACTATATCTTATAGCTATTAAGCTATCCCCCCGTTTCGAGTGCGCGTGCACCCTACTTTACTCCCTTCCGCATTTAGCGTGGTTTCAATAGTCTCTCGGCATTGAGTTATTACTCTTTAGCACGGCAGTTGGCGTAGAGCTTAAAGCCCTTTAGCGTTCTCCGTTTAGAGGGGTTTAACGCGACCCGTAGTTACATAAGCCGCGCCCCCTACCACTAGAATCTTAGCGTTAGACTTAAGATATTTCTCTTGAAAGGGGGATTGAGGTCTGACAATTTTGTCATCTTCTGCCATAGACTCTCCTGAATATTTGTAAGCTATCTTAAATAACTCTTTAATAGCTTTTCTCTATTTATATTACTATATTATAACATTTTATCTGACTTGTCAAGTGGAATATGCTTTTAAGTGCCTATTTTACTGACTTTAGATATCTCAGATTCAATAAGACTGACAAGTTCTTCAAAACTTTCCTTCTTCACACACTCGTACCGACCATCAAAACCTTTGGTTGGCGTGTAGTGCATTCCGTTTCTTTTCTTTGTGTATAAAACAGCGTCCTCTACCAAAGCTGTCGCTAAGTTAGTCAATTCCCAAGATTTTATCATTTCATAAGAATATGGTGAACTATTATACCCTCGCCGACGCCTTTTCCAATTACTCGTTATTCCAACCTTAAGAAATTCTTCCTGATCGTTCCACATCTTTAGTATGTATAACAGTCCTGGAGCACTACCTTGTTCTTTATCTGACGTGTACCTTTCCACAAAAGAATATGTTTGTTTCTCAGCAGCACAATACTTACATCCGCTACCGCTGACATGAGACATAGGTGTTTGCCAGAAAGAGCCATGGAATTTACAGATTATTTCAACCTTTTCTGTCGCTTTTACATATGAAACTTTAGAATAATCATACCTGCCATTGTGTACTAAGTTAGCCCTATCCTTAAATGCTTGTTGTAGTCCATTTATAACTTTTAATGACTGACAAGCAGGGCATGTTTCTTTAAGTGCTGTTTGACTTAAGACGCTTACAAACTCTCCATGATACTTACACTTTAGACGTACTTTACTTGCACCATCCATGAAAGTTTCTTGTACTTTACTGTAATCGTAAACATCTTGATGCCTCTCTTTGCACTTTTCTACTAATGCTAGTAGCCTTTGTGGTCTTGTACTCTCCATCAGACACTCTCTGCAAGTAAAATCATCACTAGCAGTTGCTCTAATCTGGTCTAGAGTGTTAGATCGACTAGTTCCATGCTTCAGGCACTTAAGAATGAGCCTAGTCCTAGCATTGACTTCACCAAAAGAGGGTACACAGATATAATGGTAAGGTTTCATCCTAGACATAACCTGATTAAATTTTTCATCTAAGTATTCATGTCTTTCTTCTATCAACCTTGGCGTTTTGTAAAACATCTGTACCCTCTTCGTTGTGAATTAATTTAGACTATTTTGACTCCCCTCTACTACTTTGTCAAGGTAAGTACGGGTCATTTTTTGACGGTCACGACCCTTGATGTCAAAAGAAACCTTCATTACCCGCTTGAAAATTTCCCATTCCAAATCATCAAGTTGTTCCTTAGTCCAAGGCTCACCAGCAGGATTCAGAGCCAATGCAGAATTGTCCTCTTCCTTCTCCTCTTGCTCTACAGAGAAATTAGCCTTACCACCATCAGCTTTCTTAGCTTCTTTCTCAGCAAGCTTTTCTTTCTTCTTCAGTTCTTCAAGAAGTACGTTAGCAAATACTTCACGTTTCTTGTAATCAAACACCCGTACTTGTGCAGAGGGCATTGGGGCTTCATCAGCTTCAAGAGTTAGGTAGACAGTGTAAGGGAATTTAAGGTGTGGTAGAGTACCTTGTTTTACTTGTACATTTTCATATTTACCAAAGCGTAGTAGCTGGTCTACAACGTCATGACCAAATGTATCTTTACTGGTAAGGTGTACTTCATATTCTCGTGGGTTCAAACTCATTATTTACTCCTTATCTTTGATTTCAAAATATATGTTATCTCTAATAATTTTATCAGCTACGTCTTCATCTACCTGAAGCTCTTTTGCTTTAGCTGCAAGTTTGTCTAACTCAGCAATAGCTTTTTCAGTATCTACATTCACACTAAGTACGAGTTTATCAATCACGGTAGCCATTTATAAACCCTCAATGTTTTAATGTGGTTTCTGCAAGTTCCATTGAGAACTTACTTGGAGCTACGTCTTCTACAGAATTATTCTCTTCAAGAGCATCTGCATTCTCTTGATTCTTCTCTCGGATACCGAGAACAGCAAGTTCTTCACGAAGGCAAGTGTTGTTCAAAGACTCAATAGACTTAATGACGAACTTGGCCACGTCTAGTCGGCTCTTCTCTTCATCTGTCTTCTTAGCATCCTTCCGCTCAAGATGCTCTTTAATCACCTCACAAGCCAAGCCTTCAAGTTCATAAAGCTTACCAAGAGTATTACGCATCTTACTACGGGGCTTAGCATTAACTTTCTCTTGCCCTTTAGGTGGACGCCCTCGAAGATTTCCAGACTGACCTTTAGTCCAAGCTGTCTTGGGAGTCTTACGTTTACCCTCATTTTCACTTGTAATGGATTCTGTAATATCCATCTCTTCAATTTCATCAGACATATAAATATCTCCAGTTATTTCTAGATATAAAGACATATTAACATTTACTATATTACTTGTCAAGCTCTATTAGCAAATAACATTTATTTTAGGCATAAGAAAGCCCTCCAATAGCTGAAGGGCTTGTAGGCTGTGTAAGTT